ACACAGTACCATTCTTGTTTGATCAAGGAGGATTCGAAAATCCAATATTTGGCAATGTGCAAGATCAAAAATATTTTTCCAACTTTGAGCAATATAAAACCCAAATCAATCAGTGGACTTTGGCCAGCAGATTACCAAGCTCTAATAGATATCATTTCCATATAGTAGACCAACCCACGCATCAGGATATTGCCAACTACTATTGCCAAAATATAGTTGCTTTTTTCAAAAAATCATAGTATAATAACTCATACACTAAGGAGGTCCAGATGGACAAAACATTTAACGGCGAACAGAAAATCAAACTTACACAAATCATCAACGAAGGCATGCAGGTCATGCACGAGATTGAAACATTAACTGGTGGACTCAACGACACTATCAAAGCAGTGGCCGAAGAACTTGAAATCAAACCTGGTGTTCTTAAAAAAGCCATTCGCTTGGCACACAAAGCCGAGTTTGGTCGCGAGCAACAAGATCATGCCTTGCTGGAAACTATTTTAACCACTGTTGGTAAAACTCTTTAAATACTGTGTTGACAGCGTATCGCCCACGTTACGGGCATGTAGAACGGTATGCGCGAGCCATAAGTCGCCAGGAGAACAATGAGTTACGTAGACGCACTATTTGATCGTGAGCACGATCGCATACATGTAGTAGAACGCCTAGATGGCCGCAGAGAGTATCGCGAGTATCCGGCCACCTATATCTTCTACTATGATGATCCTCGAGGCAAGTTCCGTAGTATCTACGGCAACTCTGTGTCAAGATTTTCCACACGCAATAACAAAGAGTTCCGCAAAGAAATTCGCATACAATCAGGCAAAGGTATCTATGAGTCAGATATCAACCCTGTGTTTCGTTGCTTTGAAGAGAACTACAAAGGACAAGATGCTCCTAAACTGCAAACAGCATTTTTTGACATTGAGGTAGACTTTGACCCCGAACGTGGGTTCTCTAAACCTGAAGATCCTTTCAATCCTATCACAGCTATCTCGGTGTATCTTGACTGGTTAGATCAACTGGTCACCTTGGTCATACCTCCCAAGTCAATGAGCATGGAAACTGCGCAAGAGATTGCCGGTCAGTTTGAAAATACATTGATATTCGAACGTGAAGAAGACATGCTTGGTACTTTCTTGGACCTCATTGACGATGCTGATGTGCTGTCAGGTTGGAACTCGGAAGGTTTTGATATTCCTTATATTGTCATGCGTACTACTCGTGTGCTTAGTAAAGATGACACACGACGCATGTGCCTATGGGGGCAACTGCCTAAACAGCGTACCTTTGAACGCTTTGGTGCCGAAAACTTGACCTTTGATCTCATTGGCCGAGTACACATGGACTATATGCAACTGTACAGAAAATATACCTATGAAGAACGTCATAGTTATAGCTTGGATGCCATTGGTGAATACGAACTGGGAGAACGCAAGACACAGTTTGAAGGTACTTTGGATCAACTGTACAATCAAAACTTCAAGACCTTTATTGACTACAACCGACAAGACACAATGATTGTGGCCAAGCTAGACAAGAAGCTACGATTTTTGGATCTTGCCAATGAACTGGCACATGCCAACACTGTGTTGTTGCAAACAACCATGGGTGCTGTGGCAGTGACAGAGCAGGCCATCATCAATGAAGCCCACGAACGTGGACTAGTAGTTCCCAACCGTAAAGAGAGACTCACAGATGAAGACACACAAGCCGCAGGTGCCTATGTTGCTTATCCCAAAAAAGGCATCCACGAATGGGTCGGTGCCATTGACATCAACTCGCTGTATCCCTCGGCTATTAGAGCCCTCAACATGGCGCCAGAAACGATCATTGGACAACTCCGGCCAATAATGACCGATAGGTATATCCGAGACAAAATGAACTCTGGATCTAGCTTTGCCGCTGCCTGGGAAGGTTTGTTTGGTAGTCTTGAATACACAGCAGTGATGGAACAAAAGCCGGGCACAGAGATCACCATAGATTGGCAAGACGGAGAGGAAACTGTACACTCGGCAGCTGAAATCTGGGATATTGTATTCAACTCCAATCATCCTTGGATACTTTCAGCCAATGGCACTATTTTTACTTACGAAAAAGAAGGTGTTATTCCAGGCCTACTAGCTCGGTGGTATCGTGAACGCAAAGAACTACAGGCCCGACTAAAAGAAGCCACAACCAAAGCTGATCAAGAGTTTTGGGACAAACGGCAGCTAGTCAAAAAAATTAACTTAAACTCATTATATGGTGCTATTCTTAACCCTGGTTGCAGATTTTTCGATAAGCGTATTGGTCAGTCTACTACTCTTACTGGTCGTGCGATCGCATTCCACATGGATGCATTTGTAAACGAATGTATCACTGGAAAATACGATCATGTGGGTGAATCAATCATCTACGGTGATACAGATTCTGTGTACTTCAGTGCTTGGCCAGTGCTGAAAAAAGAAGTTGAGCAAGGAAACATGGAGTGGAGCAAGGAAATCTGTGTCAAGCTCTATGATTCAATCGCTGACCAAGTCAATCAGAGTTTTCCAGGCTTCATGGAACAGGCATTTCATTGTCCAAGAGACATGGGGTCGATCATCAAAGGCGGTCGTGAACTTGTAGCAGGTCGCAGTTTGTTTATTACCAAGAAACGTTATGCTGTCAACATCTATGACAAAGAAGGCAAACGCAAGGACATCGATGGAAAAACAGGATCAATCAAAGCCATGGGCTTGGATTTAAAGAGATCTGACACACCCAAAGTCATTCAGGACTTCCTGTGGGACTTGTTGGAACGTGTGCTCAATGGTAGTCAACGTGAAGAAATCATTGAGCGTATTAGAGAGTTCAAGTACGAGTTCAAAGAGAGACCAGGTTGGGAAAAAGGTAGTCCCAAACGTGTAAACAATCTTACCACGTATGCCAAGAAAGAAGAGCGCGAAGGCAAAGCCAACATGCCTGGACATGTACGTGCGGCTATGAACTGGAACAACATGCGCAAGATGAACAGCGACAACTACTCATTACAAATTGTTGATGGCATGAAGACCATTGTGTGCAAACTCAAAAGCAATGCCTTGGGATGGACTTCAATCGGCTATCCCACAGATGAGATGCACTTGCCACAATGGTTTAAAGAACTGCCATTTGATGATGGCGAAATGGAAGCCACTGTGGTAGATCAAAAAATCGAAAACTTGCTGGGAGTGCTGAACTGGGATCTTGCCAGTGAAACAAATACCAACAACACTTTTCAATCCTTGTTTACATTCGAATGAAACTCAGCAGACTTATTACTTACAAACACATGGTAGACGGCTTGTCTGTGAACCATGTCACAGATGAGATAGAACGTCTGCTTCAGCACGTAGAAACTGACCTGTCGGTTCAACAGATTGATTTTGAAAATATCAAACAACGTGTAGGTACCAATAAAAAACTAGTACTGAATACACTGGAAACTATCAACACTGATCTGCAGACTTTTAAAAAAGAACTGACCAAGTTTGTTGCTGACATTGAACAGCCATACTATGCCAAGAGTATGACCATGTATCAAGAAGGCATCAATGACACTGCTGACTATATCTTAGACCGTCATAGTTTTAAGAAACTGCTATACGAAGAAGAAACCTTTGACTTCTTTTGCAATAGAGTTAGAGGACATGCCAGCTGGCAATGGCCAGCCATGGAGATAAGGCCTGCACACGGTGAAGTCACTGAATCGTTGACTGCCTGCGATCCCTTGTATCTAGTTGACCTAACCCAAGATCTTTTTAAGATAGTAAAGACTCATTGGACTCCTGAATATCAGCGTAGGTTGAGATACTACACTGTCAACGAACAGGACAAGAAAATATTCCATCAGCTGCCTCAAGCACAGTTTGGGTTGATTGTGGCTGTGGATTTCTTCAACTTCCGACCACTGGAACTAATCGAACGCTATCTTCGAGAAATATTTGGCCTGTTACGACCCGGAGGCATGGCCATTTTTACCTATAACAACTGCGATTTTCCAATAGGTGTTGACAACTTTGAGAATTCGTATTATTGTTATACACCCGGGCGAGAAGTCAAAGAAATCAGTACAAAGATAGGATTTAAAATCGCGTCAAGTTTTGATTTAGAGAATAATGTAAGTTGGTTGGAACTCAGGAAACCTGGAACAAGATCCAGCCTGAGAGGCGGACAAACATTGGGCAGAGTTGAAAATATTTAAATGGAGAAAAATATGAGAGATTACTTATTGGATTTAGTAGAACACAGTTATGACCTAGGATGTATTGAACTGGTCAAGATCACAGGCACAGACAAAGAAACACAAGTGGATGCAATCGCAACAGACAAGAGTGTGGTGTTGCAGGCCAAGTTTCATGCACCAGTGGCCGAGTTTATTGGTACGTTTGGTATGCCTAACTTGAGCAAACTAAAAATCTTGTTGAACTTGCAAGAGTACAAAGAAGATGCACAAATCACTGTCACACGTCAGAATCGCAATGGAGTTGATTCGCCGGTGGGCTTGCACTTTGAAAACAAGGCCAGTGACTTTAAAAACGACTATCGTTTTATGGTTGCAGAAGTTGTTGCTGAACAGCTCAAACAGTTCAAGATGAAACCAGTGCCCTGGTCCGTGGAGTTTGAGCCCACAGTGGCCGCAATCCAGCGTCTCAAGATGCAGGCACAGGCCAACGTAGAGACACCCAACTTTATGGCCAAAACTGAGAACGGTGATCTCAAGTTCTTCTTTGGTGACCACTCCACCCACGCTGGAGACTTTGTATTCCAAGCTGGTGTTTCAGGAAAACTCACTCGCCCATGGTTATGGCCAGTGTCACAGTTTATCGCTATTATGAATCTCACAGGAGACAAAACTGTGCGTATTTCCGATGATGGCGCTACCAAGATCACAGTGGATTCTGGAATCGCTGTGTATGATTATATCTTGCCAGCACTCAGCAAGTGATCAGAGATGTAGTTCGATATCAACCTCCCCAGCACTGGGGAGTGTTGTTTATTGATTGTTGGGATGTAGGCGGACAAAATGATGCATTTTATCATCAGGTCTTAGAAGGGTTAAAGCAGTTTTCGATTTCAGCTACTGTGTGCTGTACGGTAGATCTAAAGATTGACTACACCGATGTATCTGTGTATAATACACTTAATCGGTACCTTTGGAATCCAGACAGTGTCAATGAGCAAACTAATCGTAACGTACTTTTAGATCTTGTCAGTGCCGCAGGACAACAAGAAACCAGTCGTGTGTTGAGAAATAATATTTTTAACAACGACACAGTTTGCCTATATAGAAGAGAAACATTCAATCATCAT